GACTGCCTGAATGAAAGGCTGGTAATTGGCGTTGGGGCGACCCGGGGTAAGGGTTTCCACCTTTTCACCGGGCAGCATATTTAGAAGCATCCCCGAACCAAACTTCTCTCGGGTTCGTTCCTTCTCGTTGATGTGGCGGGAGGCCAGATGAATGTCCTTCCGATCACCAAATGGCCCATGGCCTTCGCTGGTGACGAATACGCTGAAGAAAGCGCTGATGACTGCTGCCATGATTTCGCTTTCCGTGTACCTGCTTATCTGTTTGAAGCGCTCGACGACAGGAGCCAAAAATGGTTCGCCACGGGACTGTCCTGGCAGACGGCTATGATAGAGGTGCAGAACAATCGGATTGCCCTCGGCGTCGAAACGAGGAATCCGGATGGTCCTTTCTGGTTCCAGTGAGCGCATCCTGTCCCGGTTGACTATATGATAGGCGACGGCCTCGCCGTCCTCGTTAAGCTCAACACCTTCCCGGATATCCACATCGACATTTCCCTGCTCCGGGTTTCTAAGCCTTGAACCCTCAATTATTTGTATGCAGGTTCCAAGGATGGCGCCGGGTCCTGGCTTATATCTCCGGAGTATGAGGCAGTCCCCATCCAGCAGAACGGCTCGCAGAGCCACCGCCTGATTGATCCCAAATGGGTTGGCACGTGTGAAGTCGGAATAAACCGAGCTGGCATGAAGTGAATAGATCCGTTCGGCGGCTCTCTCGAATTCGCGAGCCTTCTCTTCTGGAATGCCAAGGACTTCATGATCGAGCTTTGCCTGGGGCCGCAACCCATCAGCCAGAACATTGCTTACCGTATTTTCGATGGCCCCGCGGGCGATTGCTTCATTTCGGTCGAGATCATGGCTCTGATTCCGCAGCATAGACAGTGACGGAAGGATGGCCTCGTCGGCGGTCGCGTCCGGTGGATTCCAGAGCTCCACGGCCGGGTTCGTTCTCGATGTCGATCGGTATGGGCTTTCCGCTGTCTGGGAGAGCTCCGGGATCAGTATGCCTCCCCGGCTTTCGATATAACCGCTCATTCCGGCACCACAATCGACGTGCCCAGTCCATCTTCCCGCTCGACCATGCGGCGCAGAAACGCTTCGCGTCGATACAACTCTTTTAGATCGCCGCGCTTGATGCTCCTGCGATTAAGGTTAACCTCCAGGTCAGCCTCCTGTCCGCTGGTTTCAATGGCCTCAATTGCCTTTTGTACACTGTCGAGTTGTTCGCGATAAGTTTTCATGCGGCGGCCCCGTCCAGCTTGTCACACAGGCGTTCGATATTGATGTCCAGGAAATGACGCGCGGCGTCTGCATACCGAAGGCAGTCATGAGCATGATCGGCAACGCCGTCCGTGGATTCATAGACCAGCTGGAAGCTGCCTTCCCGCTTCACCCACTTCGCTTTGGGCGCAGCCACTTCCTTGAAAAAGCTCGGATCAAGCCCTTTGTGAAAATGTAGAATCTGTGGGCCGCCGTGCTCGGACACGATTCCGTTCTTGATACATTCTTTGTGTGCTTTCCATGATGCCAGGGATCTGCTGATATCGGAGAAAAGTCTCCCATGGGTGGCCAGCTTACCGACGCGAAACAGGTAAATGTTTTCCTCCTTAAGGAAGGTTGGATGGTCAATGATGGGGGCCGATGCAGCGCCAGTACCTTTGATCGGAATGATGAATTCTCCCAGCCGGTTTCTACAAAAATTGTAGACGCTATCAGTGTTGTGACCAGCCGTGTCGCACGCCGTTGCAGCTATACGGAGCAATTCACCGCTCTGGTGTCGATATGTAGTCGCGAGCTTTTCATCCACGCGCTGCCATGTGGAGACCTGGTTGCTATCTCCAAATATGACCCAATAATCCAGGACCCAGCTCTCTCCATGCCGGCCAAACGCTCTTGTGCAAATATTCACATGGCTTGGATGCGTATCGATTCCCGCCACGACAAGTGCAGCGCCTTTTGGCAGAACTTCAGAAGGATTGTAGTCCTCGACCAGATTCGCGAGATCATCAGGGTTAAGAGTAGAAACGGATCGGTCTTCCCAGGTTTCCGCCAGGATATTATTGACGAATACCTTTAACTCAGCAGGGTTGTCGCAACCTTTTCGGAACTGCTCGGCACAGCTTTTCCAGCTGTACATACCGACCGGAGCGTACAATGCCGGCAGGAAATAACCTCGCGTGTTGTCGAACATGGATGTCGCTGTAGGTCGCCATTGGCCGTGCTTCAATAGGAGCGTTTTATCCTCCTCCCAGTGCCGATAGTTGCAGCGCACGCAGCGAAAGAAAGGGACAGTGCCCGAGAAATCGATCTGCTTCCAGGCAATGATCTGCATCTCGCCACACGACAGGCAGGGCACGAAATACTTTCGGCGATCGGTGGTGAGGTATTCGCGCTCTATCCGGCACTGGTCCTTCAGAGATGGCGTGGAGATATAGAAGAGCTTTTTTCGACCCTCATACGTACTGGTCCGCCCAAGGGCAATCGTGCAGGGGTCGCCTTCACCGGCAGCATCGTCGCAGAATGCGGATACCTCGTCAAATATGACGATCTGGATGCTGGACGCCCGCAGCGAAACCGGACTTAGGCTTGTTGCCAGGTTACAGAATGCGCCGTTCGGAAACTGCTTGGTAATGATGGTATCACGGGTTTTGTCCTTGGCCTGGCCATAGCGCTCCAGCTCCTTGACCTTGCCCTGAAGAGCAGAGCAATTGGCGATGATCGGCCCAAGCCTCTCTTTGGAAAACTTGGTGCGCAGCTCATCGTTCGGGAATACATAGAGGACCGGACTGCCGGAGTTCTCGAAGCACCATAGACAAAGTGCCAGCGCCGACAAGGTTCCCCCTGTCTGCCAGCCTTTCTGGAGAACGACTTTTTCAATGCCGTTATCGGGCATAAGCGAATCAAGGATCTCGTAAAGATATGGAGTCTTGTCCAGATCCACCAGACCTGGGAAGGGATTTTTCCCCGCGACGAGGTAGAGATTTTTTTGAGCGTGTTCGGCGATCGAGATGTCCGGATTGGGCCGGAAGCCGAAGGACCAGTCGGGAAGGATGCAACAAAGATGCTGCGCAATATCAGGATTCAGAATCGCAGGTCTCGCTTTCGGGATTTAGCAGATAGTTGGCTAGGCCCTGAAGGGCTTTGGTCATTGCCTTTTTAAGCAGTTGGCGACATTCAGTTGCAGCAGCCTCGGCAGCCTTTTGAACGTCGTTGGCAGTGGACGGTGGCGATGACAGCAGTCGGACGATGACCCCGTATATTTCCCGGTTGGTGGTCACAGGCACATTGAGTATTGCATCGCGCGCCGCACGAGCTGCCATAAAAGCTTCCTGGCGGAATTTGTCGGCGGAAGTGAGTTCCCCGGTTTCACGCAGGAACTCGACTTTCTTCATGAGCGCGGTATAGTGGCGGTCGATGGACACTGAAAGCTCCACCGGCATGATATCTTCGGGCAGATCCGTTGCTGCCTGGACGCCGTTCCCCCGATCCTTGCTGTGTTGCTTAGTATCTCGCCATTCCAGGCATCCGTCGTAGACCACGATCCGTTTTTTGTCGCCGTCAATGACCACACTTTTCCTGAGACGGCCATTCGAAATCGCGCGAGTCACTGCAGATGGGCTCACATCGAGGATCTTTGCGAAATCGCTCAAGCTGACTTCGAGGCGGGACAAGACGGCAGAAATCCTTATGAATACGACGATTGAAAGCTACAGTAATTATTGAATATTTGACTCAAGACTTTTATGCAATTGGCTGAGCGACTGGGGTGGCCCGTCACCCCCTTGATTTTATTGGGGAAAGGACCCAATGCGTCATTCATGCTTCTGCGAGGATTGCAAGCTATTTCTTTTATAAGCCATTGGATTATTTCCCGTTTTCTGTTTTGCGATTTGCAGTCTTTTAGCACACAAGCGCAATTGTATTTATTCCCTCAACGTCCATTAATCTCTTACAAGATGTCCGCTTCGAATGGCAATGTCATCGGGGCTGTTCACTCGTGAACTCAGCCATTGACCAACATTTCGCCGTTTGTTAATGATGAGATCCGCAGCTTGACCTCTGCACCTTGCCTGAAAGGCAAACACCCCTGCCTGCGCAACGGCTGACCCCTCCGCGCAAAAAGATTTTATCTTTCTATTTGGAGAAAGTGAAATGGCTGATTGCGAGTATAGTGAAATTAATGGTCGAATCAACGATCTACTGACCAAGCTGCGGAATGGAAATGTCCCAAACTTTGAACTGGATCATTGGTTTCCAGATCCCTGGACATGCGACGGTTTTGATAGCATGATCCAGATGACCTGGGACGGTAAGGACATTTTGATTTCAGAACATCATTGCCAAGAACAATTCGATGGGGAAGGCGATGATATTCTTATAGACTTAAGTCCGATTAAGACGAGAAACGGCAAAGATTTGGTAAACTACAGCATCTCAAGATCTTCCCTAGAAACGCGAGATCGTTTTCTTTTCGCGTTCGAGCGCAAAATCCAAGAACTATTAGGAAATGGTTGATTATGA